TCAAATGCAGTTATGTTTTTCGATGTCTTCGAATGCTTCATTCATCATTGCTTCAATTTCAAGACATGATGGAAAAAGTTCTGGATTTACATGTTTAATTTCGTGGACAAAAATATTGAACAACGCATAAAACTTTTCTCTTTCTCTTTCTTGTTGTTTGACTTCATCTCTGTATTGAATATTTGAGGTTCGTTCATTGTTTTTAGTTTCGGAGCGTTTCGACATTTCTGTGTCCTCCCTCATCTTCTGTATCATCTTATTTTGTTACAGGGTGTACACCTTGTGAAAAAAATGATAGCACATGGTTATTTTTCTCACTGTCGAATCTAGTCGAACCTCATTCATAAATTGATACTAGTATCAATTTATCTTTACATTACTTCAACACCCGGTGTATGATGTTTATTTACACAAAAAAAGAAGACCCTCAGGTCTTCTTAATTAAGTGCTCTATATATTTTCTCTTTACCCTTGAAACGTTAGCGGTTTTAGTACCTGTTGGAAAGTAAGCTGTGATCGCAAATGGAGATTCAGTCACATATGTAATTTGATCAATATCCACTAAGTTGCCGCTATCAAGTTTTGTTAAATGTTTAAAAGTCACTTTACATGATTCAAGTGTCAAAAAAACCGTAAACTCCCCTTTTTTTGTATGAAATCGGGGAACAAAATAATTTGATTTCGGTTGGAACACATCAATGAAGAATATTTCTTTTGGTTTAAAGAAGCCATATTCAGTAGTAACTTTGTCATCAATGACGCGCATCCCCAAAATTTCTACATTATCCTCCATACCTGCGTTACCTACTTCTTGCTGTCTTTTAGTTCGGCAGGCAATTCTTTTGCACCGATAAATGTCTTCTTATTACGCGCGGACAACTTAGCACTCGCGAGTAAAAAGTCGGCTATACGTCGAGCTGTCTGTTGTTTCATAGTTTGCGTCCCCCTTTCCAAGGTAGTATAAGTATTCCCTGGACCATGAACACTAATGCAAGTACAGGGGATACGATAATGAAATTAAACAAGACAATTATTACGGCTAGTATCTTCGAAACCGTATTTGACAATAATGGCCTTGCTAATTCTTCGTACGTATTCGGGGCACATATCAGAAAAATACCGACTGCCACAGTGTTTAATATTAGCACTATTGACGCAGATAGTTCAATGTGCGGTATCAATGTAAAAATTAATGCTGATACAATAGCACAGGCCGTTAGTGATTTCATGTGTACTCCGCCAGAAAAATACCTAAGAATTCCGAATGCTGCAGCAGCGATCAGCGTATTAATTATTTCTCCTGTTACCCATCCACCCAAACAACTAAGTATTACAGTAACGAAAAAATTCAGATATACACCTAATCCATATTCCATTACTTCTACACTCGTTTGACCTTCTGGATCTGCTGCCTTGATCCTGAGAGCCATATAATTCGCCCATCTTTCTATCATTAATCTTCAATATCCCTTCTGCGTGACTGCATATAGAGCGCACCGAATGTGATCAATAACAGCGGAATAACATATTCAATCTTCATGTGAAATAGTGCAGTTAATGAGATCGACAGCACAACCATAGTGGCTAACGACCAGAACAATAGTGCTTTATTTCTGGACGTCGAATAGTCTTCCTTCACACTAAAATCATGTGGAGGGCGAATTATAAAAGAAAATCCGAGATTAAATTTCTTTAAGATATATCCTATCAAGTAGGCTGATACGATTGCCGTAATCTGAAAAATATTGACGGTCATCCCTGTACTTTGCAATGCAAATTGTTGATTTACACCAATAGAAGTAAATGCTATGTAAATAAGAAGTTGGATTAACAGATAACCGCCTAGACCTAATGCTGTAATTATTCCACTATAAAAAAGTTTTACCATCATCACGTACCGAATAAATAACGTAAAAAGTAATAGTTGCAGCGGTAAATCCATGACCGGCACGTCTAAAACAATTCTCATAAAATATGAAACTATAGCAATAAAGACGGACATGATGCCTAGTTCTTTTATATATTCCCTTAGTGGAAGCCTGTAGAGCTTTAAAATTAATACGAAAGCTGCAAACGCGTCCATCCCTCCTAGGAATATATAAATTGATGTTGATGTTGAGTCCAAATTACTACACCTCGTTCATTAAAATGTGACATTCATACTATCCCATTATACTATTAGGTTGAATGAAAAAAAGCCTCGGACTAAAATCCGGGGCTTTACTTCTTCGATGACGATCGCATTGTGTCATAGACTGGTTTTTGGCAGCGTATACACATGTACACTCCATCCACCCATTTACCCTTCATAGCAGCTTTGCAGTTGCACAAATAGGGCTGCACTGGTTCAATTGTCTTTTGAGTTGGCAGAGTCCATTGCATTTCTTCCCGCCAATCCTTCATAACATCACCCCACGCAGAACATTTGTTCTTATTATAAATTAATAATCATCTTTTGTTCAACACAGGAATAATTTTAGAATAATTTACATCGATTTTGACAAGATAGCGCGGTTGCAAAAAACAATGCATTATTGTAGAACGGTTGCAAAAGCATAGCCAACTACATTGACGAACAACGGGAGCGTTTGTAAATATCAAAACAATAAAGAGCCAAGGAACTATTCCTTTGGCTCTTCTTCAACGTATTCCAATAAATCATCTATAGATTCCAAGTTTAATGCCTTGTATATCTTTGTAAGGTTTTCGGGTGACCAAGCTTTCGCTTTATTATCCACAAGATCGTTTATTGTATTGGGTCTAATACCTGTAAGCTGATGAAGTTTATAATTAGACCACCCTAATTCTTTTAACTTTTTATCAATTATTAGTCTTATCATGTTCGCCACCTCTATAACAACATTAACAAATAAAGTTTAACGAATCAAGATAAACCCATTGACTATTAACGAAATTCGTTATATACTAGTATTAACGATAAACGTTTAACGAAATATGTTTATCGTGGAGGGGTGAGGATAGGTGAAAGATTGGGTGCAGCTTATTACGGCAATCATCCAGAGCATTACTGCGTATCTAATTTTGAAGCAAAGCCGTAAAAAGAAAAAAGGCACTAAACGGCGCGGCCAGCGCAAACGTTAGTACCTTGGGAGGTCGTTGTAGCGAACGGCCTCCTTCCTCCCAATCTTAACATCGTCCTCGCCCCAGATCAATATGTGCAGGAGGATGGACAAGCTATGAATTTCATCGTCTGGGTACTCATCATTGGGGCATTGGTTCTTAGTATCGCCGGGCTGATTAGGGCCCAACGTAACCGTAGGTAAATATCCTGAAGGAGGTTTTACCGTGGACAAGAAGGAAGTAAGTGATATCAAAGTTATTTATCAGTTCGTAGATACACTGCTTAGTGTGGTCATTCTCCTGGTACTTCTCAGCAAGTGACATGAGGGGCTTTTGCCCATCTATTGGTTTATATACGAACAACATTGTATACTAATCTTAATTTATAAAAAGGAGGGGAACATAATGTTTAATCCTGATGGATCTATCGAGAAATTAAAAGCATTAATTGAAGTCTCCAAAAGCAAAGGGTCTGAAACTGTAGAAATTCCGCTTGATGAAGCTAGGCAGATTCTTAATCATTTTACGATCTTGAATCGTCAAGCGAATCGAATGAGTCGGTCGCTTGGTGAATTGAAGGATATGGCGGATCAAGGACGTTTGATAAGAATAGAGGATTGATATACAAACACGAGCCGCAGGGATGCCCTCCCATACAGCTCGTGTTTTTGTGTGGGCAAGCCCAACACATTTCCAGTATATCACATAATTGAGATAATGGAATGAACCGTTCGACCATCACCTCGGAGACTAACTGAGTCGTAGCGGAGTTGTGATGACCCACTTCCATCCAGGAAGATGCCATCTGTGAGCGCGCCACTGCCGATCTTCTGCTTGATGGCCGTCCTAAAAGAATCTACCGTACAGGGTGAATTCGTGACGACCATCCAAAGGCTCAAGCTGGATCCATATACGAGTGCAGTCCGGAACGCTTTCCCGCTCATATTCGGCATGTTCTGTTCGCTAGATCTCTGCTTCCAGCCCCTATCGTCCTGTAGCGACATCGAGATCCCGCCCTGTGCCCAATACCGATTGCGATCGGACACCTGCAGTTCGCCAGCAGAACGAACAACCTGGATGCTATAACGGCGTGCAGCAGCGTCCCACACCAATGTGCCTCGGGCATACTTTGCATTGAACCAACCGGAGCCGTATGCCCCACGATTCCCTTTTACTGGCTTGTCGTTTTGGACTGCTATCGACAACAATGCTCCGCTTGCAAAATCGAAAAAACCGCCATTTACGGCGGTCATTTTCTGGTTGCATATACTTGTCCGGCATGGCCGTAACTGCACATCGTTGGGACTACACTTCAACGAGTGGAGCACGACGCCATTTGACGCCGTGCATTTGCTGTACACCGCTTTGCTCACTGTGTCGCCCCCTTCGTGAGGGTTGCTTTCTTAGCTGACTGATCCCACCCTACTTTTAAGTCTAATGCTTCAGCAATGGCGCGAACAGGAGCATAGGAAATGCCGTTGACTAGGATTCCATCTTTCACTTGTTTGCCGTCAACTTCGATTATTACCGAGTCTTTGGTCGGCTCGGGCTTTGGTGCAGGCTGCGGCGGCTTGTCCAGGCTAATCATTTCACGGTCGACCATATTCATGAACTCGCTCCAATGGGGTAGAATACGGCTCGGGCAGTTCTTCCCTGTCCAATGTTTATGCGGCACCACCTTAATTAGTGGAATGCCGTATTTCTTCGCAAGTTTTGCAACCAACCAAGCAGCATTCCGCCAAGCGGCCTGCTCGTCCAATCCAGCATTCATACATATTTCGATCCCAATAGACGATGCATTCCCTGGTCCGCTGCCATCCCCTGCATGCCAGCCCTGCTCGTTATCGCGAAGATGTTGATATATTTCCTTATCGTCAACGGTATAGTGCCAGCTCTTCTGTGCTCCACCGCTGCCATTCAAAATAAACCGGGAATGCGCTTCTGCCGTTGCACCTGCTGATTCATTGTCCGTATTGTGAATAGTCAGCCACCCAGGTGTCATCGGCTTATCTGGCTTGTTCGGACGGCCGTCCGGTAACAGTCGTTGCTTAATTTCCATCGATATCCCCGCCCTTTCCTGTCATTCTCGACGCAGCTCGCTCCGTTTTCTTCTCTAACTCGGACTTAACCCAGTTGGAGATCCAATCTAAAATCTTTTCAGGGAACCAGTTCCCCCAACCGGCTCTGATGGCATTCGCCGTCATGCTTTGTAGAATGTGGTACAGAACGCCGATGCATAGCGCCCCAAAAAAGTACACCTGGAAGTTGGAAAGCCTTGTCCAACAAGTTCCCACCTGCAGGCAGCAGCAGAATGAAGAATGAACGGAAAATGCCATCAATTCCGTATGAGCTTGCGTATGTGTTGTCTTTCTTAGCTGCACGAATCCCAGTTACCCAATCCATAACAAGAAAGAAGACAAGCGCAGCCAGCATTGCCATACTCGTTTCACCACTTCCATACAAAAAGTTAAAGGCCGGTGTAATTATTGCCCCGGTTAGAAAAGCCCAATATTTTTCCACGTTATTTCCCCCTCGAATTAAAATAGCCCCCGGTATCCCGAGGGCATAAAAATAACGCTCATGCTTTACATGGCGTTTTAATCAGGTTTTATATTCAATTCCTTTACTAAGTCGAGCCCCTTCCGCGCCAGCTCGTTTACCTGTTCGCGGAGCTCACGCATTTGAGATTCTTTCTCTTTCCGTGAAAGTGTGTTATCTGCTTCTATCGTCTTCATCTGCTTACGAGTGTCTGACATACTCTCACTTAACTTATTAAGTCGTTTACGTGCCCCATCGTTATACCATTTCGGCAACTCACCGCGAACATTTCTGTCCGCATATGCTTGATCCAGTTTATCCTTGATGTCGTAGAACTGTGTAGCAAGTTGGTTGCTGTATGTCGGATCGGCAATAAATTGATTACCAAGTTCCTTAACTGGGTCACCCGATGGTGTTGCTCCTGGAAGTATAGCTTTACCCAAACCGCCAAGATACTGCTGAAGTATATAATCATACTGCTTTGGGGATCCCCCACCCATACCAGCGAGTTTCCGTGCCAGTTGACTCGTTTTTTCGTCATACTGTAAGTCTGGTGATAAACGTTCAAGGTGCCCCGGAACAATCGGCGAACCAGCGAAGTTCTGATTCATAGCGATATCTACGAATGGTCCACCGATGGTGCTACGTAATGCGCCGAGCGCCTTTTGCGGAACTCCACCCTTCGCCGTCAATGCCCCCTCAATTCCCGGAAGAGAGAACGTCTTAATCATTGTTTCTGCGAACTCTGACCAAGCTTCAGGATCATCGTCTGCGAATTGTCGCATCAATCTTTCAGGCAGACTCGAAAACAACATTCCTAATTCACGTGGCTTTGCTATCTTGATAAATTTCTCACCGCCATCTGTAGGAATCAGGAAGAAATTATCCCGCGTATTCTCCGGCAATTCCTTGTACTTTGGATTGTCACGGTTCATCGAATACAGCACTGCTGTTGGCACGGTCATAGCCAAGACGGCCTTTACTGATGCTTTAACGGGATTGTCCTTGAATGTCCGAACAAACCGATCCAAGCCTTGTACCGCGGCGTTAAAATACGGGAACACTTTGTCAATTTCTTTGGTAACAGTTCCGCGCCGTTTAAAATTTATCGCAACTTCCTGCGATTCAAACAAAGCTTTTGCAAGTTCGTCAGGCGTTCTGTTGCCTTGTATGCGTTTGAACTCCGCCAACCGACCCATAGATTCAGTTGCGGATAGAATGTCTTCAAGAACGCGCCAAAGATTACGTGGCAGCCCTTTCAGCTTTTGTACCGGCGTTTGAGGGAGCACAGCCTGCTTACTCCGTTGCAACATGTTTCGACTAGCTACTTGGCTTGTGTGCCCGCCGCCGATATTCTTGTACTCTTGCCATGCCTTGCTCTTGCTGCCTCGCATAATGTCAAATGAAGCTTTTAGGAAGTCATTCACGAAATTCAAAGGATTACCTGTCGACTTTGTATTGATCCATGCATCCCCTAAATCTCTTGTGATGTTACGTGCGACAAAGTATGGGTTGATACCAGTTGTAAATGTCTTGAACATATTCGTCAACTTACCAACCTGGTCAAGTAACCATCCAGAGCGTTCGGGCCCGAGTGCAAGAGCTGCTTTCATTAGATCTGGATCTTTGATCTTTATATGCACGGGCTCGCCGTTGACGAGGACACGAACAACATCGTCCGTATCCAATGATGTGCGGGTAAATGCTTTGTCATAGTCTTTACCGATTTCATTCAGAGCCTGCTCCAGCCCATCATCAAGTAAGCTATTTAGATCCCGATTGTCCTTGTGATTTTGGACGATTTCCGCCCAATCGTTCAATTCATCTGACTTGCGTAAGTTAGTTACGAACTTCTGCATAACCTCATTCCGCTTCGCTGCCTTAACGAAAGCATCTGTATTTTCAATGATGCTTTCGATCGGGCTAATTATCTGACGGCGTGATCCTGTCTTCTGATATTTCTTCACAGGCACAGACTGGTTAGCATACCCGCGCTTTGAACCGAATCCCTTGCCACCCTTCTCCATCTCTGAAAAAGTGTCGTTTGTTCGGAACATAGTATGGATTTGCCTCGAACCACGCGTTTGCTTGCTTCTGCGAAATCATCCCCGTGTTGACTAACCATTCCTGCGCCATAGTACGTTGATAGTCATACAGTTGATCTGCTACTTGCGCAAACATCGGATATTTGCTGTCGTAATCGGCTAATATTTTTTCGCCTTTCTCCGGTGTCCATTCCAAGCGTTCGTGAAATACATTTTCCCCGCGGTCATATCGAGTAATGGCATGCCGGTTAATAAGATAATCTTCAAATTCAGCATACCTGTTAAGGGGCAAGGCCGTTAGGCGATCTCTCAATGACTGGCCAATTACCTGACCGTTCTTATTTACAATGCCTTCTTTTACGATTTGACTGGCGATCATGTCAGCACCCCGCGCATTCAGCGCTGCCATGTGTACCTTTTCAGATGCCTTTAGCTCACGCCCTAGGACTTTGGCGACTACTTTATCGAACCGGTTCAGAGCATGTACATCGTCCACAACATTCTGGTAAAAGCTATGGGCCTTTTCTTTCAAGCCCTCTAGCGACATCTCCTTTTGTGAGCGTGAACGTAATTGCGACAATGTTGAATTTAATGAAGATTTTTCATATGGTGTCTTTTTCGCTCCCAATGACGCTATTCCTAAGGGCTCGCTTAATTCCTCAATAGATGCCGCTATCTGTTCTTTCATTGTCTTCCCCGGCGCTGCTATTGGTTCTGGTTTAGGAAAGTCCAATGGTGCCACCGGTTCTTTTGGCTTCCTCAAATCTCGAATAGCCTCGCTTACTAATGGTTGATCAGTCATCTTAATCGCAGGATCTATTTCTTTGATACTCTGCTCAAGTTGATTACGAACTGACTGATACCCGCCCATCATTTCATCAAATCCACTTTCTTGTCGCCATGAGGGAACGTTGCCAAACTCATCTGAGAATCCTTTGTCTACCCGTTCACGCGCAAGACTATACAACTCTCTATTGGTTGGCTTTCGATTATATTGCTTATAGAATTCACGGTACCAATATGGATTCTGTGATTGTCTTCCAGATCGTCCAATAACGTCACCAGCAGCATCTTTATAGATAGCACCTTGTTGGACACCGCCACGATTGTCCATAGACCCTTTCAAATATTTGTACTCGTCTATGACACGCTGTTCATACTTCGTTGACAGATCGTTAATTGCTTCGTCAATTCGGCTCATCTCCGAACGCCCAGAACCTACATTTTCTGCAATAGCACGAGTCGATGCACTTGCTTCAGGCAATTTGTGTTGGTATGGAGCCATAATAGGATTATCGCCATATGCCAGTTGCGAGCGTTCCGCTGCTGCGTTCAATCGTGTTTCTAGCCTAGATGGAGGTAAAGCAAGGATCTCTTCGATTTCTTTTTCCGGGATTCCATTTTTCTTAAATAGCTTTCTTATTCCTGCGCCTAACGCTCCGAAAGCAACATCGCCAACAGAACCTAATCCAGCACCGAGTGCAGTAGAAATAGCCAATTCATCAGCGTCTGATTCACCACGCATTAGAGACTGGGCAGCAGATTGCATAGCACCAGCAGCACCGCCGCGTATAGCTTGTTCAGCGACTCGTTGAGCAGTAGTCGGCAAATGTGTTGCTGCTTCCACGGCCTTAGAAACACCTTTTTGCGCTGTCTGCCCTAACTTATTAAGCATCAGTGCATCTGCCGCCTTGTACGGCCCATCTAACAAGTTTGTGCCAGGCATGTTCCCCGTAGCAGGGTTGGCCGTGAATCCAGCCAACCCACCTACAATATCAGCCGCAACGTCCGCAACCTTGCTTCCTGTCTCTGGTTTTATCGTCACTGTTGGCCCTGTCATGCTTGCCGCAGTGTGACCGGCACGGGTAGCAAACTCGCCGACTGAGTTACCATACATTAACCAATCGATTCCTTCGGCAATTGGGTCAGCAACGGTTTTCAATGCTGCCTCAAAACCGTTGCGCGGCTTTATCTCCGCTCGACGGGCACGGTTGATATCTGCTTGTGTCAGTGGCTTCTCACTAACAGCTTTCGCTTCTGCAGCAATCGCACTTTTTAGAATAGGTGAACCTTCCAACTTATTAATATTTGTCAACTCTGGAGGGAGAGCGGCCATACTTTGTTCCATATATAACGAATTATGATCAATACCAGCCTCGTCAAAAAACTGTGCCCACCGCTGTGTTTCAGTATCCATTTGTTTCGGTTGCTGTTTTTTACTCGCTACATATCCGCCAATGTCGCCAGCGTTCGAACGGTAGATATTCTGATACTTTTGGATATTTTCCTTCTGTGCAGCTTGGTCAAAATATCTTTTCCAATCTTCTTTGCTAGACACGCCCTCACCCCCTCAATTGGTTGTAATACTTCGTTACACTAGGAACCCAATGCTGATTTAATCCCCTTGGGTCGTTCTTAGCACCTAACGGCGCATATTTTCCTCCGATGCCTTGGATTGATGTAATCCCTTGATCTAGGTAGTTCTTTTTCAAGTTTCGTGCCATCGCATCAATACCGGATTCAATGCTGTCAAATGACATGAGTTTTGACCAGTTAGTTGCTGGATCCATCATACCGCCAAGGTTAAACTTATTTCGAGCTGCTGGAGATGAACCGTTCCCTGTCTCATGGATGCTAATCGCTGCCAACAACGCAGGATCAATACCGTATTTGTTACCATATTTAACGAACAGGTCACCCGTGCCTTTTTAATACGCCACCAAGAGTGTTATTCAAAGAGGCCCCACCAGCACTACTACCAGCGGGGCTACTCAGTTTTTTGGGAGCTCTATTCCATACATTTTTGCGGTCAGTATCTTATCTTCCAGCGACATATTAGCCGATCCTATGATACCAGCTATCTGTTGCTTCATTCCGTCTGGCACTTTCGTCTGACCAGTAGCCAAGTCCTGAACTCCATATTGCTGCGATATAATATCCATTAGCGTCTTTGGATTCATTGTATAGTTTGCCTTTTCCCCACGGTTAGCGGCCGCCTCCATATCCAAACCAAAGCGAGCCTCGTCCAATGCCTGACGGTCAAGACCCAACCCGTATTGCTGCTGATTTTGTAATTCTCTCATAGCATACTCCAAACCAAACTGGCGAACGTTTTCGTTAAATTGTCTTTCCTGCATGGTGTTCGAGAACATCCGTTGCTGCTGATCCCATTGCATTTGCTGTCTGTCCATGTTCATCTTCTGCTTGCTCAAGTCCATTTGCTGCCCCGGTAGCGTCGTCGGAGAATCTCCGCGCTGCACTTGACGCTGGTACCCTGACCAGTCGTTCTGAGGATACAGCATATGTCCGGTCAACTCGCTCCATCCCATTGCTGCAGCATTGTTGGCTTGCTTGCCTGCAAGGTCTAATTGCTGCCCTGCAAGTGTGCGGAATCCTGGATTCTGTAGCTTCGCCTTGTTGTACTGTACGTCGGCCCCGTAAAGAGTAGGATCTATGCCCATAGCAGATAATTGCGCTCGAATGCCATCTGCCTGTTTGCTCAAATCGTTACGTGCTTCCTTGGTAATCCCCTTCACCTCGGCCTGTTGTTTCAAGCCAAGCAGGTTTTGAATGGCTTCTCTTGCCTCACCCGGTAAGTACGTACCTGTAAGCTGAGCCTCGTCCATTGGACGTGTTACGTCGTATTGATACTGCTGTGCGTAAAGGTTAGCAAGGTCGCCTATCTTATCGCGCTGAACACCATAGTTAAGCTGCTGTAGTTGCATATCACGGTTTGCTTGATCTGAATATCGCTGATAAGCCTGCTGCATTAGCTGCGGCAACACAGTATCCGAAACTCGAGCCATTTCACGCGAGCCAATTTGGTTTGCTACCGATTCGGAGTATGACGACTTCCCCTGCCCGCCAGCGCGAAGGAAGGCGTTCGTATTCGCTTGCTGATCTGCTATATTACGTTTTGCCGTTGATAGCGCTGCTTGATATGCCGGATCTGAGTCAGCATCATAACTCCACTGTTGCGGCCCGGTAAATTGAAAGCTCGGGCCATTTATAAAGTCCTGTATCTGGCTCAGTGTGTTATTGACGCGCCCGCCCGGCTGTGTGAAAGGTTGTGGTGCATTCGCTGTCGCCGTTGAACCATTACGGACATTCTGAGCAGCCTGCGCTATTACTTTATTTTTATCTTCTTCAAGCGGTCGTGATGATACCACTGTTCCTTGGATAGCCATGGACTTCCTCCTTTCTTGCATAAAAAAGGAGCCTTATTCGGCCCCTAATTCCTTAAGTCTGTTATTGATTCGTTCAAGTTCTTTTTCGTTGTCTTCGATTCGTTTCAGCAAGTTCTCATGACCTGTTTTTGAGCTTTCATAAAATGTCTTAAGCGGGTCAACATGGAAAGGATCATTAGTTCTAGAAACAGTGTCATCATATTTTTCTTTAGCTTTTTGCATATTAGCAATTGAAATTTCAATATTTGATTTATCTTCTTCTAATTTTTTGCTTACCTTTTGCTTATCTTGTTTTAATTTCTCAATCTCTTCTTCTTTCTTCATTGCATCTACTTGTTTCTTTACTTCTTCTGCAATCTTATCTTCAGACGTAGATGTGATTATTACTTCTTTATTTTCCACCTTAATCTTCAACCCCAATTCGTTGACAACATCTCGAACTGGTAGATAGCTTTTCCCATCCACGACAGCCGCTTTCCCTGCCTGTTTGCCGTCTATTTTAACAACCAATTCACCATCTACTTTTTTCCCGATAATCGAAGATGCTGCACCATATACTTGAGGCGAAACCATGATTAACGCACCAACAATGACACCAGTAATAAACTTTTTCACTGTCTTCCCCTCGCAATCATTGTTTTTGGTAATTATATCATGTTCGCCCTGAAGGTAAAAAGGAATTAATTTTTATCTGCCTAATGCTTTTTTAAAGTTTGTTGATCATCTTCGCTATATATAGAGTCCCAGTTTTGAACGCGCACTTGTCCTCTAGGCATTAAAAATATATTTTCTCCTGTTATATTTACATCGGCTGATCCTGCAGATATATAAAATCCACCTTCTCTATGACTCAATATTGTCATATCCTGATTGAAGGTAAAAGTTAACAACGGCACTCCAAGCGATCCATAGGCCTGCATCTTTATGGCACGGCCATTCCCGCCATATGCTGCAAACATATTCTCTGTGTTGGACATTTCGCAACGAGGGTAACCATCGCGTCTGGTAGCTATCAAAGAACCATATATCTGTATAGACTCAATCAGCCCAGCTACAATATGACCAAGGTTTGCAGATATAGCAGACAGTTCCCCCACGTTGATCTTTTCCGCAATGACTGAGCCTGCTTGAATCTTATCTGTAGTAATAGAATTGGCCTTCAAGTTTCTGGTCTCAATACTTTCTGACCTGATATTCTTTGCGTCAACGTTTCCATTGACTATGAACTCCAAGTCCTTCGCCATCTTCGCGACCGTATTTGCGAGATCCTTTACATATCCCAAGATAACATCCACATCTTTTGTATTCGGCGGCGCTGAGATTCTTGGTGTATCGCTCCACATTGACATGTGTATTCCTCCTTAATAAAGCGGTAACTGGCGAGTTTGTCGTGTGAATTCATGAATACGTGCCCAACCGGTTCCCGAGAAGCGAACGCGAATCCAGTTTTCTAGAGCGAATTTATTTACAGGAATGATTACGCGTTTAACCTGTGGTGACGATCCGCCAGAAATAGATTGCACATGAACCCAATCATCCCCTGATATTGATGGTGAGAGATGAACTTCCATGGTGCCGGTTAACTCAACCACAAGCCACATCTTATACCATCGCTGTTTCATTGCTGCTGATGAGCCGTTAAATGGCTTTGTCGTGACTGACCATGGAATAGGATTACCTGCATCAGTAGATCCTTCTAAACGCAATACACGACCCTGTGCATCTCCGATATAGAATTGATTCTGCATCGTAACAAAATGAGTGGCTTGGATGCCGCGCCATATACTCCACGCTTGGACACCTGCACGCGGATCAAATACTAGGAGTTTGTCCGGAAGTTGAAAGTACAACTTTGTGCCATCAGAACCAGCCACACTTTCAGGCGTAATTCCGTATATTAGCTTTTCAATCACATCCGAGAAGCCTTTATTCGGAAGTACGCCGCCAGCATACTCGAATATCCCGTTCTTGTGCATGAACCTCAAATAACCTTCTTGCGTGATAGCAGACTTATTATTGATAAGACCGGTGTCTTCTGTGATCAATCTTGTGTTGAAATTAGAAGGAACGTTCCCATACAACTCATGAAGACTGTTTGGCATTCCTATGGTCAGCTTAGTTAAGCTGCCAGTAAGCATGTTAATGTCTTCACCACGGGTAGATTCCATGTCCTTCCCATAGCTGTCATCTTCAAGCCCTTGGAACTTCTGCCACTCTGTTGGTCTATCCAGAGCACATGAATGCAATTCCTTCCCTACGCCACACCACAAGCGATTCTGATAAGTGGTAATGTAATTCCCCTTGGCAGGCGCTCCGCTCAAATCTCGAACGCTAGAGCCGTCATATCGTTTAATAGGATCGGCACCATTACTTCCGATAAGATTAATGTCATCTAGGTTCCCTTCGAAACTTGTAAATGACCAATCAGCAGAGGTATTAAGGCCACTAGCAAGTTGACTCCATTCGTTCCCGTTCCAACGTCTCCATGTACCATCATTGAACACTGCATGCAGTTCGCGGTTTTTCCAGACACCCAAACCAAGAACCTTGCAGCCAGCTTGACCGATAACGGAATAACCCGGCCTCGTAGATACAGCCGGGTAATCATCAGTGGTCATATTCTGCATGTCTGTGAAAAATCCATCGTCGAGAGATAAGGCATCATACGTGCTCACGCCGCGCCATTCTCTGATTGGTATCGGCGGCAATATACCGGGTAATGGTTGATATTTTGGTGATGTATATTGAATAGGCTTCAAATGGAATCACCCACTTGATAGTTTTGTGCAGCCACATTCCAAGCTGCTTTATATTGGCTCTCATAGTTTCCTGCCTTCACGCCGTCATCCTGCGTATTCGCGATATACGCGGCCAGTGCAGGAATGAACGTCCAGTGGTATTCCTCCGGTGCGTCCGGTGTGGCATTCAAGTTGCTTGTAGTGAATGTTGTTATAGCAATACGCCGATAACGAACAAGCCCCTGCATGTCCGACTGGTACGGTGCAGGGGTGAGTACAAGAGTATGTGTCTCGTCGTCAATCATGTAGCTGTTTTGCAATGGTGAAACGTTATCGTTTTGTATACTACGATATTGGATCATTCCTACCATGCACATATCTGTATTCTTCATTCGAACATCGGCAGCCAGTTCATACACATTCTGCCCAGCGATAGAATCGAACCATGCCATCTTTGGTATCTTAACCACATTGAAAAAGTCTTGATTGATAGCATTCAGCCATACAACCTTGTCCGCTGTCGACACCTCATTTGGAACTAGGATGTCAGCTTCAGTTATTATTTGCTGCAGGTTCATATTACACCCTTATCCGATAGTTGTTTGACTAAGTTCTCATGGTTACTCTTCAACTCATCCACTTCTTCCGTCAGAGGCTTCCTGCTCGGCTGCTCTGGCTCCGGTTGATTAGGATATGTGAACTCTAATTTTTTCGTCTTGACATTGACTTTGTACCCCGAGCGTGTAGCAAAGTCCTCAGCATATTGCCCGTAATCAAGTTCAATGTAATCAAACGACTCCCGGTTTCGCTCGAACAATGATTTAAAAACTTTGATGTCATCTTCTATAGTTTTTTAATTACTAAGCCCCCTGAACGCTCGCCAGTATCTACAATTACCTCACCGGATGCTAAATCGTAATAGATTCTACGTCCTATTTCCATACTACTGACCTCCTATCCCATAGCTACTATAAACACGTCTTGTCCAGCATGTGATGAATCCTGTCCCACAGGCATCAGAAATCCATCCGGTGTTATTGTAGGATTATTCCACGACCCAATACTAGGTATTGAATCTGCTTGAACAGCCTCGAAATGGGTGTAATCTGACGTATCGGTGTATACAAGGCTACCTTTATCGGCGACGTACTCTGATCTAAACCTCGGAGCATATGTTCCGGGCCACTGTTGGATCATGATGTATCTGGCTCGGAACCCAAGCCCTGTCACCACAACATAGTATTCGGATCTTCCTCCTGCTGCGCCAGCCTCTTTAAATGTGATTGTAGACGTTGATGCCGGTACTGTAATTTTGGCGCTTGGCACACCAGTCGTGATCTGCCATATTTTCTGTGCCAATACCGGAAATGTATCGCTGCCTGATGCGGGCACGCCCTTGCCAGTGATAGCGGCAGCGACTTGGTTTTTCCCGTCACTGGCTGACGTAAAAGCCTGTTCAGCTCGATCATATGCAGCTTTTACTGCGTTCGCTGTAGCTGCGTGTTGTGTTGAAGTGCTATTAACAGAATCCAATATTGGTAATCTCGCAGCTACAAAAGTTCCAGATATGATAGCAGACGCATCATGAGCATGTTCCTTTGGCGCTGCGTAATTCTTTGCATTCGTCTCAGCTTGGTTTGCTTTAGCCTGTGCGCCGTCCGGTGTTTCTTTCGCATTCCATGTGTTTCGTTCACTCGCAGTAATATGTTTAGTAGTATCGTCAACATGAGCGTTAAGAGTTGATGTAGTTTGCCCAAGCTGAGTCACAGTAGCAGTTAGATCTTTCTTATCCTTATCACTCATTAATCCGCCTGTTGTATCTGTAGCAAAAGGGATTACATCTGTCCCACCTGGTAAATGTGTTTCTGCGTGTGGACCTGGAGTAGCATTCCCAGTAGCTGTCACTGTGACTTCATTGTTAGCAGGGGATGTGGTTATAGTGATTCCAATACCACCTTTAATTTTGAGTGAGTCTGTTTTATTTTTAGCAGCCACATCATTCACTTTGGAAAATGTGTTTTGGTTTACTTCTGCCCCCGTCTGTACACCATCCAATTTAGTTTTGTCCGCAGCCGACATTAGTCCTTTTGATGCCTGTGTTGCTTCATCGGTTGTTGCTTTCGCATTCCATGTTGCCTTCTCCGCATCCGAAACAAACCGATTATTTGCGTCCTGTGCGATAATTGAAGGCGGATGCGTTGTAGGGTGAACATAGTTGTTTGCCCCCACCTGCACCCCGTCCAACTTCGCTTTGTCCTCCCCCGTCATAAAGCCAGCTAATCCGTTAGGTACAGCATTGGCATGAGCCGTTCCGCCCTTGCCAACATGAGCGTCCATCTGCTGATCTGTGTACGTTTTGGCGTTTTGTTCAGCTTGGTCTGCCTTTTTCTGTGCCCCTCCTGGAGTTTCCCACTGTGACGGCGTTTGGCTAGATATGTCCTCGCTTGTATTCCGCCATGGATAACGGCTCATGGCATTACCACCTTTCCTGTATTACATGTACTTCATATCCGCTATTTGCCGTTTGATACTCGATCAATAATTGCTGATAGCGAATGTCATAGTCATTGTTATCTGTGATTTCCCGTAGCACACCATATACCAGAACCATATCAAAATCGGGGTCAAATCCCGTTGGTTTATCCATGTCATTGAGCGTCAAAGGCGGTATCACTGGTACATGGTGTATCTTGATACCTTGTTCAGCGTTCGTCGTTGGCACAGGGTAGATCCCTATCTTTCCAGCCACGAAATAGTAGTATGGCTCTTTTGGACTTGGCAGATTGAATTGCTTCTGTTGTATTCGCCGCCATCGTCCTGCGCCGCCATATGCAGTGTCATAGATATCTACGTCTGTCACATTTCCCGGTGGGCAAGGAGGGATATACAGGCTTTGTCCCTTCCACAAATCAATTGCAGTGGTTACTACTTCCGATTGCTGTTGCGCGGAACCATACGTGCGTATGAGCCTATCACGTACCTGAGTTACCTTCCTTACTATCGACTTGGGTGACAGGAAGTTGTTTGGTGCCTTTTCCTGTATTTCTTCCACTACGTCCTTTAGAAGCATCCTCTGGCTCACCGCCCTTCTTCACCAGTTGATCCAGAAGCTCAATTATTCGTTTCTGCTGCTCATAGATTCCATTTAAGGCGTCTAATTCATCCCGATACATAAAGCACCTCCATAAAGAAATAAGGGAGCCGAAGCCCCCTATTGTACTTTGTGACCGAAAATGAAGGAATAGTTAGTGAAACCGTATGCCCAACGACCGATTGCTTTATATTTGGCAGCCTCGGTGTCGAAGTCAGTCATCGTTCCGTTCTCCACCTTACGTCTCCACTGCCAGATGTTAAATTGCTTCAAACGTGCAGAATCGGCAGCCCACCAGTTTTTACGTTGAGTAGGATTGATAAATGGATTAACGATGACTTTGATATTACCCATGTACATATTCGCGTCAAAGTTATTGGAACCAGGCTCATACTTGGGCAATTCAGAATCCGGCAATCCTGCGATTTTAAACGCTGCTCGTGCGTTATATGGCGCAACAATGAGCGTATCCGGGATTACTGCCAACGGATTACCGCGGTCGTCTTTCCATTCCTGCATAGCAACTGCTGTTTCATCCCAAGAGTCAATAGTAAGTGCCTTATTGCCAAGATTGGACTGAACGTCTTTGTCATTAGTCGGGCTATAAGGATGATCGGCCGCGCACAACGGTTTGCCATCAGGCCCCAAGTAATTGTCGTTTCGGCCACGCCAGTTTGGCCCTGTACCAACAAAAGCGTTGTTCAAGAACTCTACGCATTGCAACTGTTGTGTTTTGTATACTGCGTCTGCCAGAGATGTTATGCGGCGTTTAATTTCGGTAAGTTCAAGATCGTCAACAAAGTCGCGTTCGATAACGCGACCATCAGAGAACTTGCGGTTCTTGATGATTTTCTGCCATAATTCGTCGATGTCTTCATAGAAAACTTGGTTATTCGAATGTTTCCATTCTTCCATCAAGCCTTCACCGCCGACACCTTCGTAACTCTCCATTGCTTTTGTAGATGTTGTTGCATTGTAGAGTAATGGAATGAAGTCCTTTTTGTTTTTGTCTCCATCGAATAAAGTTCTTTGAAAATTGGCTCTAAAACTCGTGGATCCCATCGTAGTGCTGTTTGCATATATTTTTATCCCCCTTACGAGAACTGCCGCTTTTTAACCTTCACGCGGCACGTCTTGTTATTATTGTTAACTTCAAAAATAGACAGTGATCCATCCGCAACAACAGCAGCATCAGCAGCCAACCCGTCTACTGCCACAGCCACAGCAGCAGCACCTGATACAAACCCAGCAGCAGGTGTACCAGTGAATGGTGCATCATACCAATCACCTTCACGGGCAAGTATATATTCCGTCTGTACATTCTTGCCCGGCTTCACATTCGCCGTGAGGAATCCTGCAACAGCATCTGTTGGCCCGGCCTTTGTTACTCTACCATTTGAAATCTTGATTGCTTCACCTGCAAACCCTGCTTCATCGTCAGTCATTAAATGTTGTGTTATGCGTGTAGGATCTTTCCCGTAATCGTTGTAAACATAAACAAACCCTTTAGCCATAATGAAATTTCCTCCTATTCAAAATTCTTTGCATACTTCTGCGCTTTCTTTGGATCGATATCAAACATTGCGAATGCCGCAGCCAATTCAGGCGGTGCTTGTGGTTCTAAATCAGTACCACCTGCTCCTTCAACCTGCACTCGCTTGTTAAGCCGTTGCTGCTTTAACGTCGACTGTTCAGCGCGTTTCCGCTCGTCTGCTATGATGCTATCTCGATGTACCAGCTCATACGCGTCGATCGGATCATATCCACGTTTGATACGTCGTTCCATTTCTGGTGTCATCCAATCAGCCTTACCATCTTCACCCGTTTGCTCTGCTAGCTGCGGATATTTGCGGAATAGATCTTCCCACCCCTGCAAAAGCCGTTGTTGTTCTTCCTCTTGCTTGCGGATAGCCTGTGCCTGTGACTCGCGTTCCAATACCTCTTTTGCTTGGTTAAGCATCGGATGATTTTCGAGATACTGTTCAACTGCTTCAGGATCAAGACCGGCATTCTCGGCCTCTTCACGCATCTGCTTCTTGTACTGCTCAAATTGATCATGTTGGCGCTGGATAGCTTCTTGCTCAATGCGGTCAAGGTTCGCAACCAATTCTGAATGGTCTTTGAATCCCTGCTGTCTTGCAATTCGATCAAGCGCGCTTTCATACTGTTTTGCCCTTCCCTCAATCTTTTCGTAATTGAGTCCTTTCCGGGCATATTCCGGGATCTTGTCCTCGTCAATAAACACTTCTTCCTTGTTGTGCTTGACCGTGATCCCCTTACGTTCTGGCTGCTCATCTTCTGGTTCACGATCTATGGGAGGATGTTCACCTTCTGACTCTGCTGCCAGTTCTTCTTGCTGATAGTCCAGTCCAAACGATGCGAATGCTTCTTTCATGGACTGTTGGTGCTCGTCTGCCTGTGGGTGGACTGTCTGGCCTTGCTCTTCGACTCCTGCGCTATGGGTGGCGCCGTGGTCTACTTCTGACATTCGTATACCTCCTAATCTCCTATGGGTGGGAGCTGATATAAAAAGGGCTACCACTGCACTGTGATAGCCCTACTAAGGCAACATAGGTTGCTGCCCTGTATTCATTTGGTTGGACATGTCATTAATCAGTTTGATCTTTTCCATATCCATCTTCTGTTGCTGCATTGATTGGTTGAATTGTTTGTCAGCCTGTTCTTGCTGCATACGCTGATCTGTAAACTGACCTAAAGCCTGTTGTAAAGATGCGTTCTCTTGCGCCAACTGCTGCGCCTGCTGCTGTGCCTGCACAAACTGTTGTTGTATGCCTGCCTGCTCCTCAATACGCCGCTGGATCACGTCCATAGGCTCCATACGGCCTGTCTGGATAACAAATCGAACTGCCTCAGCGTCAATCATCGGTAAGCCTGAAATAGGGTCTTTGGCATTGAGCAAATTCATAGCCAACTGTAGCCAATACTCTCTATCCTGCGGCTTATCTACGCCAATGTGCACGTTGATGTCGAATTCTGGGACAAATTCCTCTTGTACCGGACGTACATCAGACATCATTTCACCCGTTTCAGGATCTTGCAACTGCTCTCCTGTGTCAAACTCAGCATCAACTGTACTAACGAGAGAGTCACGACTGATAGACACGTTGCGCCCTGTTACACGCGCTATGCGCTCATTTGTGTAAAACTGGGCAATCAATTCGACGTACTGGGTAAATACATCCGCAAGCGCCTCGCTAATTAGATCGGATACAGTATTCAACCTCGTTCCAGCAGCAGCCATAAGCGCCTTTGCCTGTTCGCCTGACGTAATGCGGGAATCGGCTTGACCGTTGGAGCTATCAAACTGTCCAGGGATCTTTTGCATCATCTCATCATAGTAGTTGAGCATATTGAAAACGGTACTCGGGACGTTTACACCATCCAACTCTTTTACGCCATTCATACGTCCATGGGCAACTGGAAGCATAGCACCCGGTATGGCGCGATGTTCTTGCCATACTCTCGGCTTGGCAATAGCACCTTCCTCGTACATGATACTGCCATTACCCATCTTCGCCATCGTTTCAATGGCAATTTCAGCGTACTTGTTCTTGAATATCTGAGGCTTTATCATGTCACGCATGAAGCCCTTACCCCAGATGTTTCCTTCTTCGGGGTAGAGTGTGCGTGCCGTGAATGGATATTGCCCATGATCGTATACATACGCCTTATGCTCAAGGAACACACCGGACGTGGAAATGTAGATGCAATGTACACCTTCCATGCTTCCTGAAGCCTTTGCCATCATCTCAGATGGATCAATGCCTTGTGCAAGCTTCTCCTCGGCTTGTTCTTTGAACAACTCTTTGTCCTCATCACTCACCAACTTAGGTAGTCCGCGATACCAGTATTCGATAAGGCCCGATGTCTTATCACCTACTGTTGTATTTGTCGATGATTCTCCACCGGTTGCGTCATAATCGTCCGTGTTGAATATCTCGACATCAGTTGATACGTTATCAGGCAGTACCTTACCACCTTGCTTTGACCAACGTTTCTTGAAGTATTCCAGCGGTCGCCGTGTATGGATTACGATAGCTGACATGTCTTGAAGGTGTATGAAGTCCGTAACACGCGGATCAGGGAAGAAGCTCCCCAAATCAACTGGAAGGATATCGTTCCTACCCTGCCACCGGTGCATGCCACGTCCGCCCTCTATGGTTGGATCAAATATTGTCTTGTAGATAAGTGGCCCGTGAATAACACAGCGCCGTACTGCCCGTGTATGCTTGTGCCTGAATTTAATTTGGCGCAGCTCATATGGCATGAAGTCATTCAGGTCACGAGCCTTTTCCTCGTCGCTTGGCTCTATCGCGGTATAATCAGGGTATGGCATCCACCCCGTCAGCTTACCAACGATAGATTCTATCTGCGAGAAGGCTACATTCTCCACCGCGTCAGGCCGTAACTTTGATACAGCTTCTGTTCTCAATCCGCGCCAATGGTCACCCATATAGAAGCGTTGTTCTTGCTGCCATATGCTCTCCATTGGTTGACGCGCGGACTTGAACACCTGGTAATCCTGATTAACCATTTCCCATAGCTTCTGCTGTTCCGGTGTATTGGGATTGGTGCTGTCTTGCTTCTCACCAGACCCATCCGAGAATATACCCTTAAACTTGTCTATCAACTTCACGTTTTATCACCGTCCGGCATATTCGGATCATCGTACCAGCTTAATGGCTTCCTAACGTGTATTTCCTCTGTAGGAGCATCGCGAGCACTTGTACCTGTCACGTAATCTGTATAGTTTCGCGCCATAAGCTTATTGGTCAAATCATTTATCATTGCATCCTGCGCCTTTATACGAAGACACAAAAAAACGATGACCATCAATAATGCGATCACCGCTATTAGTGCATATTCCATTGTCCTCACCTCACACGTATTCAATCAAGCGGTCTATATTTGCTTCTATGACTCCATATGTTATGTCAGCCTGCAAATGTGTCACTAGATAAGCGCGCTGCATTAATTCCCTGTTTGACCACGCTGTCGCTACGTTCCCATCATCAAGATCGGCAGCAAATACAAATCCTTTTATCTGCCCATCTCTTGCACGCTGCAATAAGTCTTCCAATGCCTCTACAACATGATCCTGATCTGTTTTAAACCTTACGAGCGTTCCCATATCTCACCTCACCAGAATCCTTGTACACTTGGTATATCGTCATCGTCATCGTCTTCAAAGTCACGCCGTCTATCAGGCAATGCTTCTGGCGTAGCTGACCATGCTTCTTCTTGTCCTAAGCTGATTGTGTGGACAATCTCACCTGCCATACTCAAGGTATCTACTTGGTCGTCATTACTACCACGCGGGAATGACATTAACTCTGCTTCGAAATCATCCAACCATAGCGTGCCTTCTCGATGGAATACCTTTCCCACTTCATACCGCGCAGCCATCGGCAATGCCCTCGTTACCTTATCCTTGTCTACCTTCACAGGAAGGATTGTCATGCCGTCGCGCTTACACTCTTGTATAAGGTTGGTACCGAATGTCTTGTCCTCTATTGCTTGGAACTTAACTCTATAGCGCTGTTCCATTTGTTTGAGCAATTTCTTTTGCTCTGGACCTTCAATATGTGTCCGGAATACGTCATCAACAAGCAAATCATGTTCAGGCGTAACCCATATTGTTGTTACAACAAAATAGTCATTAATCGTTTTAACACTATTCGCTGTATCCACCGTTTGGAAGCACCAACAATCTTGCTTTGCGTATCTCTTGCCATTACCAAGCACGAAGTATTGGGCATTATGGATAATCTCTTCACGGTAATAGTTGAAGTGTTCACGTTTAAAGATAGTACCTTTAGCTGCGCTCGGTCTTTGCTGGTACAAGGCATTGAACACATATGAGCCTACATCTGATTTAATCTGCATCATCCGTTTTAAATCAAATCCGTATTCTGGCCACAATGGCTCTCCTACCTTTCTACCCAAATAGTCGTTATCCTCGGCAATAGCAGGAAAGTTGATTACCGTCCACGTCTCACCTTCATGGGTACCTGCCTTTATCTCTTCCGCCTCTTTCTTGAGCAGCCGCCCAACCAAGTCATCCTCATGCCAACGTGTCATAACGACAATAATACGGCCATCTGGCGTTAACCGGGTATAGAGAGTGGATGTATACCAGTCCCATATCTTAGCCCTGATAACCTCTGAATTTGCTTCCTCCGCATTTTTAACAGGGTCATCGATTATTGCTATTCTAGCGCCCTTACCTGTAATCGCACCGCCGACACCAGCGGCATTTACACCGCCACGGCAGCCGTCAATTGTCCACGATTCAGATGATTGATTCTTAGGATCTATTTGAACGCCAAACACTTCTTCATGGCTAGAAAGCGTATCCCTTGCAATACGAGAAAAGCCCCTACTCAGGTCTAAAGAGTAAGAGGCTACTATGATTTCATCATTTGGATTTCTTCCTACATGCCAGGATGGAAACTTCTTTGATACACGCTCCGATTTCCCGTGTCGTGGCGGCATTGTAACTATAAGGCGTTTTAGCTCTCCAGATGACACTTTCATTAATGCATCGTCCAACACGTCCAGATGCTTTCCTTCTCGATCTCTGAACTCACTGTCATAATCGATAAAATATGAGAAATCAACATATGCCCGCGCTTGTCTTACCTCAGTCAGTGTCGGCAGCTTTTGTAATGATGTGCTCAAGGTTCGCCAACTCCTCTTTGCTGAGTTTCTTCAAGTCGTGCTTATGCTCATGGCTCATTGTCCCATTTACGGTCAATGCATCCTTATTAAACATGCCAAGGTGGCGAGCTATTGAGTCTAACGCGATTTTTTTGTCATGTAACTTGAATGCTATGCCTTCCTTTGTGTGCCTTATCTCAGCCACTGCAGCTCCATCTATTTCGTCACTGGGCTTCATTTCTATGACATCCGCGTAATCGATCACTGGTTGTCCTTCATGATATCCTACAACCGTCTTTTCTGTCCTGAATGATAGATAATCCTTAATGTCCGCGAAACCTATCTTTGCATACTCTTCTAACACACGGTCGGCTGTTATCTTAGTCCGTTGGGAACGCGCGTCCATAGCATCCTGTATGGCCTTCTGTATGTCTGGTTTTGTTAGGTTCTCTTGTCCTATCTTACGAGCTGTACGGGCGCTGTATCCTGCCCTAATCGCTGCTTGTGTGGCATTGAGATCGATTAGATATTCTGCCACAAATGTTTCTTGTTTCGGTGTCAATGCCATGTGTATCATCTCCTTTATATAAAATAAAAAAGCCACCCATGTGGGCGACTATTCGAATATGTAATCTTCTGTTTGTTTTGGTTTCTTTTCACTTGGTATACCCATTATTGTTAAGCTTCCATCATGTGATAATTTCACTGCTTGGCGTGCTTCCGGTTCTCTCATCATTTCATTGAAGCATTTAATACTTACATTAACTTTTTCCGGTTCTCTTCTGTATTCGCGCTTGTAATTAAATATTGCTTTATCTAGATCCGTTAACTTACCCATACACCCACCTCCTATAGACTTATAATTCGATTATAATCTATTGTTGTCATACTTCGACTCTAATGAAGGTATTTCCTCCTATGAAAAAAAGCCGCTGACTTTCAGCGACTCATTTCGATTCTATTTTTCATCACCTGGTCTTTCATATCCTATTGCAAATTGGTTTATTTCGTAAGGTTCAGGTTTATTTCCAGTCGATTTTACAAATAGGTATATCTTCCCATAATATGCAGGAACGAAAATATTAACTATCCGATGGAGACGTCCCACCTTTTCTGCAAACAACGGACTAGATAGTCGTCCGTGTCCGGATCGGTGATAAAATTGCACTCCTAACTGCAGATTATTTTCTGCTGATGGTGACTTAATTTCAAAAGAGAAGAATCTATTCTTTGATGTATTATTTTCCCATTCGAACCAATCATAATCCGTAGAATCTTGGATTACACCATTAAATTTGATACCAGGCTCAATTTTAATAGCCTTTTCCATTGTATCCCCCATACCCGGCATAGCAAATGCACTCATCGAGAACACCGACATTAATGCGAATACTAGAAGCGTTGATACAAACTTTTTCATAGTATCCCACCTTCATATGTAGTAGAGTTATTTTCCAACTCTCTCCTATATAATACCATTATTTAACTTAAGATGTATCTCTTTTTCTATTAATCTTAATAAAAGTACCGCCCCCTAAGGAGCGGCTATGGAGGAAGGTTATAAATAACAAGTTAAGTAGACGCTGCGCGGTTTCCACCGGAAGTGTACGGTATATCGCTTATTTGCGTCCGTACCCGGAGTTGTTAACCGCGCTTTTTATCGTCTTATATATAGGTGGCTTTCGTATGGGGTTATTTTTTTCACTACTTGAAACAATTATTCTACGATCTTCCCTACGATCTATCCGTATATCATCTAATGCATCTAATGCAGAATTTCGATACGCTATTTGCAACGGATCGCGGTCGCTAATAATCCTGTTAAAAGGCGCTTCCGTGCTTTTGAATAGCGGTTTGTTATTAGCTTTGATTATTTCTTGCACTAAATCGTCTTTTAGTTTTTTGTATAACTTTTTGGTCTCTTCTTCAGCTATTCTTACAGTTTCTTCACGCGAGACTGATGTTACAGATTCTATTTTTTCTATCAGATCTTCATGGAACTCGTCAAGAGGCCTCTTTACTATGGTTGCGGCAACCGTGTCAGGATCTATGAAACTAAGTTTGTTGTCAACTTGTCCAACTTTTTCTTTAAGTTCGCCTAATATCATACTTAGATCGCCTTTCAAATTATCTGCCTTCGTCGCTTCTCTGACTGATATGTATATCGCTACAAATGCTAGTGATATCGATACGAAGGTTGCGCCATAGGATATTAAATTCATTACTTGAATATCATTAGCATGTGCAGCTCCAAATGTTAATGAAATACATACCATCACCCACAGCCAGTCTCTGTGTCTCCAATCCATGTCAGTACCCCCGTTTTATTATATGAATATCCATAATTATACACAATATCTAGTTCGAATGGCATACAAAAAAAGACGGGCATCCCCGTCTTAAGTGATAAGATCAAATAAATCTACCTGCCTACTATGATGATGGAGTTTCTTTTTAGCCTCGTCCACAAACCACTGAATAGAACTCTTGCTTAATCCAGTAATCTCCGCCGTTTCACCGTAGGATAAGCCTCCACCAATGACCATCTCATAACATTCCCTTTCCCTCAGAGAAAGCTCGCCTAAAGCAAATTCTATTCGTTCTCTTTCCCTTTCGCTTAACCGATCTACTTGCACGGCTCCTCCAGATGATGTCTTAGCTATATATGCTTGGAGATGAACAGGATCAATGGGTTTCTCGCGTTGATATGCTGCCCTGCGCTCAATACCTCGCTTATTACCAGGTCTGCGTCCCGTCTCCAGCCATTCTAGAATGAACTCGGAATCTGATATCATTTCTCCATATGTCTTCATTTCAGATTCAAGAGCCACGATAGCTGCCTCTAAGTCATCCCGTTCTGCTTGGAAGGTAGTCGGCAAAGTCACTTTTGCCATGAGCTTTGTCCGTTCTTCCTTCTTGGAATCCCGCAGCCGTTTCAATTCCTCGCGTTTCCGCTGCAGCGCCTTGCGTGTATCCTTGTATTCTGGTATCAAATCCTCCATTGGTGATCACCACAAATCTCAAATAGAGATAGTTGGCCTTCCTGTACATATTCCGATGCATCTATGACATAACCACGTAGCAGCCAAGCAGGTTCTACTTCTGTGGACTCTTCCGCCTCGCCTTTGATCGGTTTCCCTGCAATTCGCTGCTGCCCTTTATACCGGTTGTCCCATGTTTCTGCCGCCCGTTCTGTCCATACCCAATGTGTCTTAGCGGTTACTTTCATCACTCCACCCCGATTACTTCTAGCATCTCGATGATCTTCAGAATGTCATTTGTAAGTTCTAATTCTGCTTTGTGTCCGTCAGCAATATATGTCTCTCGCCAAGAACTAATTGATTTCTTGAGTACGGATAAGCGCTTTTAGGCTTCATCTGCTCTTTGCTTTTCAGCCTCACACTCTTTGCGCATCCGCAGAAATTTGAACTTGAGTGAATAGTAATCACAATTTTTCTTTGCTATGAACCTCGCCAGCTCTTTGTACATTTCATCTTTCTTCTGGTACTGCTGTAGCCAATAAGGGAGTGCTACACGGGAGTTGGTCATGAATTGTATATCTTTTTCTTCCGGTTCTTCTCCCGCAATAGGATAATAAGTCGTGTAGTTTCCAAACCAGCACACACTGAACCCATCAGAATCTGTTATCTTTCCATACTCGCTATACTCTTTGTTCCCGTCTTCCCATTTCCACGGCCCTTCTGAAGCTTGCTTGCATATATTCCAATCATCTTCCCAGTCTCTTGTCGGCTGCTGTGTTGTTTCAGGCATCCTTACTATCTCCTTTCAGCAGCTCTGGATTCTCGTATTTGTTACCTATATTTTTACACCCTTTAATATCCACTCCAATTCAGATCGCGACGAAACTCCATCTTGAACACAATCGAAGATGTAATCCCTAGCTTCATCACTATCATAAAAATGCTTATTAACGAGTAGATCCAAAGGTGTAGGATGTAAAAAAGAATCTCCGCTATCAACACAAAACATTCCTAATTTATAGATCACTACTTTGGCAATACGCTTCAATTCTCTTCCTATAAATTCGCGGTGACGTTTGTTATCTATAAAGTATTCCTTATATTTCGGCAGAACGTAATAATACTCTATTATGTCACCTTCATATATCTCCTGCCCGTTGCGGTCGTGGAGGCCTGTGAATTGGCGTACCTTGTATTTATCTGGTTCACTTAACATTGCCACAAACGGCTTGTGACCTAAGTCATCTAATTCAATGATTTCTTCCCATGTGATCATTACATTCAATTCAGTGTCATATGCTTGGAACTTAGTTGGTCTACTCATCCCCTATGCCCTCCCCAGAACTGAAATGTCAAAGCCTGATTCGATGAACTTGATACTCATGTTTCGATTACAGTCATTACCTAGATACGTGTATATTTCTCTCATCTCATCCTCTGAAAAGTCAGTACACAAAGAGTCATTTACCACTCCACGTATTAGCAACTTAACCTTCTTACTTACGCCTTTGCAGCTTGGTCTTGATAACCATGATAAAACCTTCATCTTCAAATCAAGCTCAGATTCAATCCGATTTAATCCCAAGTAAATGTTGTATTCTGGCTCGATAATTAATTCATGGCTGCTATTGATGAATGCCTCCGGGGACTTTTTGAATACCAAGTCAACGAAGTTTCTCGTAAATTCATTGTCATACCATTGTCTACTCATCCCCTGTACCTCCTGACTCAGCGAAGAAACCTATCTCCCTGTAAATTTCAATCACTTCTTCGATGGATTTTGCCGCTTTTAACGATTCGACCATTTCTTTATCCAATACAAAATTCACACTGTTTCGAGTTACGTTATGATTGCCACTAAAGCAAACTCCCCCTAATCGGTCATAGTTTCTTGTGGTCATAGCAAACGTGTAATTACCTTCGAATTGTATTAAGGCTCTGATTAAATCGATGCTGTCACCCACCTGATATGTCATGACTCTGTTTCCTCCCCATTCTCATGATCGTATTCTTCTTCAGTGATCGGAATCACCCATTCAGGATCGATGCGAAGCTGTTTTGCCAATGATACTGCAAGCCGTTTATGTTCTGCTCTCATGTCATCAGGAGGATTTTTGCAACCTCCAAGCTTTATCTGTGAATAACATTCTGCTGGATTCCCGTCTTCATCATGAGCCATTTCAGCTTCCGGACTTATCCAGAAACAAAATCTAAGGTTGACCACCGTTTTTTCCTCCTCTGATTGGTAAGAAATGTACCGTTTAACTGCTTCCTTGAAGGTCATTTCACCAAAATCCGGTTGTTCATTAGCCCATTCCATGAACTCTTCCATCTCGTCTCCACTTGTACAAACCGTTCCATGTTCATCTATTCTCATGATTGCTTCCCCTCCTTGACCTCAACATAACCTGCGCCGCTGCACACTGGACAATCAGGATGGTTCTCCGAAGATGTGTATCCTCTTCCATTGCATGACGAACATTTTTCAACTTCTCCACTCAAATAATAGTCACTCATTCCGTTCTCCCCTCCTGTATGCGGTCAATAGCTGCTTGCAACTCATCGTGCAAGCTCAACATATTGCATTGTGGGCACAACTCCATGTTTCGGCGTTCCATTTCTGAGACAGCTAATATATCCATAACGTCCGTAAGAGCATTAGATATGACAGTGAGAGCGTCTTGGAGCTGCCCTTCGACTTTTAGTAACTCCGCCACATGTTCGTTATGCGAAGCTCTTTCTGCTGCGTACTCTTCTTTCAGCCGTTCTACTTCTTCCCGAAGCTTTACATTGTCCTCTCTATGCTTCCGTAGCGCCTTACACGCTGCGTCATATGCATCTGGTGTTGGGCATTGCTATAGCTTCCGCGAGCCATTTGTCGGCTTCCTCCCATCCTGCCTTTTCGGATTCAATAAGATCACATAAATCATCTGAATCAACGGAAACTTCAACATTTCCACAAGTAGATTGCAGCAAAATGAGATTCTTTCCCCATTCTCTTCTGGCTTCATCCGTTAGCTTATTCATTCTGTTCACCATCCCCAAGTATGATTATCCGTTCGCCTGTCTGTGAACCGGTCACCATGAATCCGACCACCACAATATCTTCAGCAAGGAGTTGAACATATTCGAATCCTTTGTTGTGAATAGATTCTGCCAACTTTCCGAGCATGTCCGGTTTAATCATTAGGTTCCGGTGGCCTCCGTCTTTTATCATCGCCGTTATGTTTATCAACCCTGTATTCATCCCTTTACCTCCCATAGAGGGCCCGAAGGCCCTTAATCTGCAAAGTCGAAAACTTCTACTTCATCACCATTTGGCGTAATGACAACACGTCCTTTTCCAGCCGTCCCCAAGAATCCGTATGCTGCCCAATTACAACCAGCACCATCTGCATGCCGTCCAATACACTCCTGGTAAACTGAGCTTTTTGCTTTTGCTAGTTCCATCCCACACTTGTCTATAAAGTCTTGTCCGCACTGTACATGTCCGCACGATGAGCATTTAAACCTCCACTTGCTCCCATCTTCACCGAAGCGTTGTTTTGCTTCCTCTCTCCACTCTTGCAAAGCTTGTTTGATCATCGTTCTACACTCTCCCTCGCCTTTTGTAACTGCTCCATAACTCTATCCCGTTCCTCGGCAGCCGCTGACCATCTAGCGTTAGCCGTTGTTACCCTTGCACGGGAAGCACCTAGCCCAAGATTCCGCCGTGCTTCCGCTGCCTGTTCCGTTTTCCGTTCTGCCGCTGCCAACCTTCTTTCCAGTAACGTTATTTGGTTCATGTTCTCTCCCCTTGGGCTTTGCCCATATAGTCATCTATTGCTTTGATTGCGTACAAAACAGGGAATATCTGTGCCGGATCAACCGCATTCCCCAGCGCCTTCAACCGCCCTACTCGATCCTTGACACCGGTTGCTACTCGGGGCGGCTCCCAGTCGTGTTGCGGCTGTCCCATAGGCGCAGGCTGTGGATACTCTTCCATCCATTTCACCAGTGCATCTAATGGGTTAAATCCACGTCCGTCCAACCAATTGGAAAATTCATAAGGCATTCCACCCAGTCCGGGTTCAGTTGACCACCTACTTTTTCCGGGTGTTGATTCCCCACAGCTCCGACTAACATTGTTCCATGTGTCCCGTTCGCTTCGGATGGAGCTAGAGGTCTGATCGGTTTCCAGTCTTGGCTTGCAGTCGGTGTCGGCCAAAGTTTCACTGCATCGTTGAGGTTCTGACTCCATCCTTGATTCTGTTTCCGTTCTTGACGAGGTGAATCCGGGTTGTCTCCGCTTCGAAAATCTCTCGCTTGTGGAGTTGGCCACATCTTCACCATTGTTGCTAGATTCAAACTGTGACTGCTTCCGTTCGAACACTTTCTTCTTCCCGTTTCGGTCAGTTCGATATTTTCCCTTGCTGTAGTCTCCGATGCTGTCGGTGTAGCCCAGAATGAAGACTCTATCTCTTCTGTGCGGGGCGCCGACGGCACAAGCCGGAATAACAATTGCTTGCGCTGCGTAACCGAGGCTTTCCAAGTCAGAAAGCACATCGTCGAGCCCCAAAGTGATGTGCCCAGCAACATTTTCACCAAGGAACCAACGGGGTCTGATCTCCGATAGGAGTCTAGCAACTTCTGGCCAGAGGTGGCGGTCATCTTCCGTGCCTCTTCGCTTCCCGGCATTACTGAAAGGCTGGCAAGGGTATCCGGCTGAAATAATGTCAATTGCTCTATCGTTTGTGATGATTCCATCCCGTTCTAAAACCTCCCTAGTGAGTTCACACACATCGTCATATATTGGGACATTAGGCCAGTGTTTGCGTAACACTCGCTGCGGGAACGGCTCCCTTTCGCAAAATGCGACTGTGTTCATGCCTGCCCATTCCGCCGCAAGGTCTATTCCTCCAATACCTGAGAATAGGCTCAGCTTGTTCACTCTATTCCCTCCCTTAGGATGCTGTATTCAAAATGAGTAGTGATTTTAAGTAATTCGCTTTGCGTTGCTTCCCCTGTGGAAAATCTGAACGGAAGGACGAGAATAGCGCCGCCAGACAGATAAATTGGCATGAAAGGTGACTCATATCCTCTCACGACTTTATCTGTCGTAAGCCCCATGAATCGGTCGTTTACTAATGCAAATCTATCGCCAATTTGCAGTACCCTTGCCTTCACACCATCAATGTCTTTTAAGTAAGGAGTTACTTGCCCCTCAACATTTGCATCCTTGTACTTTGCTAAACCTTCATGATTCAGTAGCGAGAAATCATCTTGTAGTTCTCCGCCCATTATTTTCAACGATTGCCCGTCTTCTGGTATCCTCAAAAATATCCCGAGTAACACAGACATCACATCCCGAGGGACTTCTGTGAACGTAACCATGAAATGCCGATCGGTTATCGTGTGACCTTCTTCAATCTTGCTCCATATCAAGGTTCTACTTGCTGCATATTTGATTAATTGACATAGCTTCTTTGTATTTATTGACATGTCCGTTCCCTCCCTCACAGTACTTTCCCGCCGTGACGCTGTGGCCGTGTTGCGTTGTATGCCATCTTTTCTGCTATTGCTCGTTCCAAGTCGATGCCGTACCGTCCGCAAGCATCAAAGACCCTAATAACAACGTCCGCGAATTCCGATGGTATACCGCAAGGCTTCCACTCTGGTGTTCTTTGGCGATCCGCAACGATCTTTTCGCCGTCTACTTCCTTCTCGTACCATGCCTCAGTTGGTTTCTTTCTGTTCCGGTAATCCTCCAGCGCCTCAGACGCTTCCGAATGAATCAATGCGATAATTTCACCGAAGCTCCGTTCTTCTTCCCACCAGCCCTTTGATACTGCGTTCATGTGTGATTCCTTGACTAATTCGTTAATTGTTTTCATTGGTTAGTTCCTCCCTGGTATAGTCCTAGCTCTGAAAAGGCTAGAAGTAGTTTTTCAAATGCTGAACTCCGAATCTTTGCATATGTCACCGCACTAACTGGCGGATCAAGCTTGAATGTGTAAACTTGCATATCTGATATCCTGTCTTGCTTCATGTACCGTTCTTGAATGATTTGTTTTTCAATTGGATCCAATCCAGAAACAATGTCATCTATCGAGAGGCATATCAGTGCTTCTGCTGGTACTTCTGGTAGATTGAGCTTGTTTAAAATGTTGAATTTTCGGTATCTGATAAAGACTTGTTCTATTGCTGTTTTGACCTCTTTATTGGTCATAAAACCACCTTTTCACGTACATATGTTCGGTTTATGGCATACGAAGTTCCGCGCCAGTAATGCTCATACTGGTTTATGCCCGTTTTTTCTTTTTCTCCGGTTTCGGTGCTAAGATTGCGTCTATGACTTCTCGTTGATATTTCGTAGTTGCACTTCCCATCCGTATGGCTCGCATTACTTGAGCTAACACATACGCATCTCTTACGTTGTCGCTATGGTGTTCAAATCCCCAATGCTTGAATATGTGAACTGCAAGCTCATCCTTTTTCGCGTTTCCTTTGCCTGTAGCGAATTTCTTGAGTTGAGAAGGGGCTATCTCCATGTACTTAATCCCCCTCAAGTACATTTCCATTCGGATTCCCCAGCCAATACCCCCCAGTATGAATCCTGATTGTGATGAGAATCCGAATCCCTCTATACCTACCAGATCGCCGTCTTCGAGTGTTTCTGACGTTGTCCCAATGATGTCAGACATGCGTTTAGGGTCTTTACCTTCCCCAGTGACTTCGAAAGCGTCAATCAAGTTTCCGAACTGATCCATGATGCAAATACCTGTCTTAGTGGACGGGTCAATTCCTACAATTCTCATTTTGGCTATCCCCTTCTATTTTTGATTTTAAGAGGTTCTATTTTTTCAGACGACCAAACACCCTAATAATTCCTGCTGATCGAAATCTACCTATGTTCCGTTCGTCTGACGCGCTATATCTGCCAACAGTTCCGCCGTCTTCGCTTTGAAGAAAGCTTCTTGCTTTTTCCCTTGGAACGCTGAACAGGGAAGCTTCCGCAAACATCTTGCGCGCTATGCTGTCGGTCCTTTCGAACGCTTCTCGAAGGTGATAGTCCCAGCTCTCCCAAATCTCCTGAAGCTGTGTTTCTTTACCCATGCTGCTCTTGTCCGTTCTTTTCTTTTCCGATGCGGTTCCATAACTCTTGTACTGCTTGCTGTTTATCTTCCTCGCCCGCATTCTCGTCCATTACAACTCCACATAATTGCAATGTTGTAGCTGCTGTAAAGTTCATCCCCTCATCTCCCTTGCTCCTGGAATGACGAATTTACTTGTTTTTCCGAAGTAGTTCCGATAGGGCCCGATCTTTTCCATCCTTGCCCGTTCTTCATCGGTCATCTGCCGTTTTGTAACTTCACTAGGCTTTCGAACTGCGTCTTCCATTTATCTCGCCCCCGGATGGTCGTCCACTTCTGGATTGTTGCAGCATGGACATGGACCAGTTTTTATACCGCCTTTAACTAACCAATACATTACTCCGGTTCCTTCGCATACTTCACACATCGCTATCCCCTCAATCTGTAGTTGAGTTCCATTCCTCCTGCCAGTGTCACCGTATGTCCCTTTGCCATTTCTCGTAGTCGGCTGCCGATTGCCTCATCAATTCCGCACATCTGTGCAAAGCTACGTTCTGAGCTAATCATGAGTGGCAGATTTTCAAGATACCTATAGTTCACAATGGCGAAAAGCTGTTCCAGTTGAAACGGTGTAGGCTCAGTTCGTCCCTTGAAAACATCGTCAAGGAATAACACCTTTGCTCGCTGAAGTCGCCCTATACGCTCATCTAGTGCCCCTAAATCGTTCTTTAACTCGTTGAACCCTTCCACCCACGGGAAGTAGAGAACCTCTATACCTCGTTGTAGGAGCTCGTTCGCTGCTGCCATAAGAAGTGTCGTCTTGCCACTGCCCGGACGCCCTAGGAGTGCTATGCTGTTTTGCCGTTGGTCTTTGATGTTGTCGAAGTCCCTTACATACTCACAAGCAACTGCATATGCCTCTCTTACGATTTCCGATACGTTCAGATCAAAGCTATCAAATGTCTTCTTACGGAACTCCTCGGTAATAGCAGAGGCTTTGAATAGCCGTTCAAGGTTTCGCCTCTTCTCGCATTCACAATCAACCCAAAGATCAACAAAGTATTCTATATCGCCGTGCCGTTGAGGTACCTTTTTGAAAAATCCTCGTAAGTCTTTACACTTAGGGCATTCATATTTAGCTTCTACCCGGCTTATCGAGGAACGCGAATTCGCTCTCGCTGCTGCTGCTCGTCGTTTTAGCTCTTCCAGATCCAGCGCTTTGATTGCCTTCTGCATGATGCTCCTCCTTCCAAGGTTCATCTATTCCGTTTGCTTTCCAGTTCTTTAAAATGCCTTCCACGTATCCAAGATTCCGCTTTCCCTTCACAACTGCTTTCTTCATGGCCTCACATACCCAACGGCTGCCGTATACATCCTCCATATCTTTGATTCGTTCTGAAAGGAATGAACTCAACATACCGAATCCTTCAGACTCAAATAATCTGAATGGGTTGTCTTGAATATTTTCAGGACTACGACTATCAAAAATCTGTTCTAGTTCAGTTCTGTTCTCTTCAGTTCTGTTCTCTTCAGTTCTCTTCTGTTCAGTTCTGTTCTGTTCAGAGGGAATCCCTGGGAATTTCCCGGAATTGTCTGGAATGTACTCAGGAAATTTTGATTTTGTTCGCTTATGAAGACCTTGTTGATGCTTATCAAAGTTCAAAATCTGAATGAATCTTTCCCCGTCAACCTCATACCACGCAATCAATTCGGCATCGTGTAAACGGCTTAATGACGCCTTTATTTCACTGATATCCTTGCTTTGTAAAGGAACTACAAGTGCTTTCACCTTGGCTGGAGAACCAACCATACGCCCAAAGTCATCTGTATGAGGAATCATCCATGTGAAAAGCAGCATGTCGAATACGTCGGGCAGCTCATTCACTTTTTCCGAAATAGATATGACTTTCGAAAGCATGCGCTTTTCAGCCATCGTCAACACTCCTTTCACTTCTAGTAGTTTCTGAGATGTTCCCGGAATTTCCCGGAATGTTACGGTATTCGGTGGAAAGCGCTGTATTTATCACTCGTGCTATCAATTTTCGGAATCTTATCCCCTCTGGTGTTTCATCCAACCAGTCGTGACATTTCATGCAAAGATGTAATAGATCCGTGACTTTTGTCTTCCAGTCTAATTGCTTGCGGCCAGTAAGGTGTGCTCTTTCAACCGCCCGCGCCTTGCCACACATCTCACATATGCCATTGCTCCGTTCCTTTAGCTCCGCATCCACAGACGGGCTTATATCGCCCATCTGCTTTTGCGTTAGCTTCATTCGCTTACTCTTGCCCGGTTTCGGTACCGGATTAAATGGTAGTGTCATGAATCACACATCCGTTTGATATTTTAGAATCGTTTGTAAGGCCGAAACTTGTACCTTTATCGCGTCCGCTGCTTCTATGCCTGCTTTAAACCTCGCCTCGGCTAAATCGCGCTGAAAAAGCTGTTTAGATACATTGCCTTTTGCTATGTCCGTAATGATTGATACAGGCATCCCATCGGCTTTAAGCCTTAGAATCTCTTGAGCAAGTGCTGAGCGGTAATCTCTTTCGCTCTCAGCCTTTTCCCTACCCAAGTCGAACAGCGCGTCAGCTGACCTACTAAGGCGCTGAGAGGCGCCATGTATTTCGCCTGTGATACGTGTAAGTTCCATTAGCCCTCCTAGAATGGCAAGTCTTTATCTTCGTAACCAGTTGGCGGATGTTCACCGTAGGAAGGAGCTTCCCCGTCATTAGTAGACCGCTCTAGAAATCTAACATTGTCCGCGATTATCTCAGTCACGTAGACGCGCTTTCCTTCGTTGTTATCATAGCTGCGCACTTGCATACGGCCTTCCACCGCTGTGAGACGTCCTTTGCGTAGGTAGTTGGCGCATGTCTCCGCCAGCTGCCGCCAAGTAACGACTGGAATGAAGTCCGCCTCGCGTTCACCGCTTTGGTTGGTAAATGGTCTATCTACCGCAAGTGTAAATTGAGTTGTTGCAGCTCCGCCTGGTGTGTAACGTAATTCCGGATCCCTTGTAAGTCGTCCTATCAAAATCACTCGGTTTAGCAATTGTTACGCCCCCTATCGATCCATAAGCATTTGAGTCAATACCTGTTCAGCGTTGGCTCCATGCTCTTTTATGAAGTCTGTAAGCCCATCTAAACTGTTATCATGTAGAAGCTTGTATTTGGCCTCTATCGTTTTCTTCACTCCGCCTGTGCCAGTTTGTGCGCCTGTTCCTTGGTTCTTTCCCTTACTCGGATTATTCCTTGGATCCGGTGTACCTTCGTTCCCATCTGTGTCATCCTCTGAAGCGATGCCCAAAATAGCTGTAAGGCTATATCTGCGCCCGTAAGTGATTGCTGAACCAATCCCTTGTGGAGTGAAATCTTTGCCGCCACCTTTCAACACCTGCAGACCTGGCAAACTCAACGGCTCTGACTCTACAAATTCGCCGGATTCATGCATGAGCAACGTTGTTACAGTTACGTTTTGTTCGTCTGTAGATGTTGATTGGATGTACGACAGTCCATACTTAGCCAGCGGCTCTCTGATTACGTTAATTACCTCATGTAACGGTGCATACTTCGATGAAAAGTAAGGGTTATTAGCGTTGTTCTTAGGGCTAACAACTTCCTTTTGGAATTTGACCAAGGCCGCTGCCAAGTTAGTAATGCTTTCGCTTCTTTTCAAACCCATGTTGCAACCTCCCGAATTTGTGATATAATGCACGTAACTATTTTTATTACTGTGTTGAATTGGTCGCGGCCCCCACCGCGGCCATTTCGCTTTCTATCTGCTGCAAAAGAGCAATGATATCCGGTAAGTCATGTCGTAAGAACACAGCGATATCTGCCAATGCTGCAGGTGTTGAAACACCTGTGGTTTCATCTTGTAACTTCTCTAGCTTGTCTAGTGCCTTCCTGATTTCTTCCAAGCTCTCGCCCCCAATCCATTGGTTTACGAACCATGATATAAACCGAACATTCTATTGCTTCTTTCATGCATGCCTCGCAATGCGGCTGTTCATCTTCGTAGCAAAGGTATTCTGCCGGCTTCCCGCATCCACAAGTTGGCCTCATGACAACTCTCTCCCGAAGATTTCACGTTCCATCTGTGCAATCTCCATCGACAGCCAATCGTATGCTGCTTCAAGGAGTCCTGGCGCGTTCCGCATCATTTTCAATTGATTCAAATGACGGATTGATTCGACTCTTTTCATTGCAATCTCTGTCATGCCAGCACCCCCACATCTCCGCGTTTTCTATGTCCTACTGTCAGCAGCTTGTCCATTCTTCCAGTGACTTTGTGCCATTGATCGGCAGCAGATTCCTTTACCTGCACCAGATATACCGAGCAACTTACAAGCTCCGTCAGCGGCATCCCAAGCAGGTTAACGACTGTCTTCGTGCCTACGCTTCGTTTTTCATTCGCCGACCATCCTTCCTATTTATTCCTTTAATATGGTTCCAATCCCCTATACAATAGAGTTGTCCAGACACTATGAAGGGAGTTGAACATGTTGGATTTCAAATCATTAAAAGAGTTCGCTACTGCGCTAAAAATTCCAGTAGATCAGTTGTCTACCAACCTTTTAGAAAAACCAACAAAAGAATTAGGTGAAGGCGTTGGTAATCTATTCTGGTTAGCTTTTGCGCCTGTTCACTTCGCACGAAATTACTTAGAGCCTAGAATTGAAAAGTTCAAGGAAGAGATAGGGAGAGAAATTTCAAAGATACCTAGTGATCAGTTAACTGAACCACCTTTAAACATTGTTGGCCCTGCCCTTGAAGCCTCTAAGTATTACATTGAGAATGAAGTGCTCCGTTTGATGTTCGCAAGACTTATAGCTTCTTCAATGGACACTTCGAGGATATCTTCTTCGCATCCATCATTTGTTGAAATTATCAAGCAGCTATCGCCTTTGGACGCCAATAATTTCAAATATTTATCTGAGCATTATGCTCATGATACAAAAGTTGGCGTAGCCACTATTTGCATGATCTTGGATGAAAAGAAATCAGAGCAACAAATTTACCCTAACTTTTTCCCTTTCCCAGAATTAAACAGAACAAATTCAGAACTGTATGCATCATCAATAACTAACCTAATGCGATTAGGACTTATTAATATTGATTTTCAAAGGAATTATCTAAATAAACTGTTGTATCAATCGTTACATGAACATTCACTTACTGAGTACTGTAAAGAAATATATCCTTACGAGATAGTACTTAAAGAGGGTGTATGGGATGTAACAGAATACGGTAAATCTTTTATTAATTGTTGTTTTTAAGGTTCTCATTTAACAATTGCAACGCCGCTTCTTTGAACCCATTCTTGTAGTCATCAATAAGACTGTTCAATTGTTGTTCCATCTGATTGCTGATAAGTGTTAGGGCTTGAACCGTAGCTTCCTTCGATTCGTTCAATGCTGCTTCAAGCTCTTCCACTTTCTTTTCAAGGTCTGCAATCCGTTGTTCCATGTTCATATCCCCTTTCTTAATTGGCTAACTCTTGAATGCACCGCTTGCAAACATGCTTGTCCCTAAATGCTTCCAAGGCATCGGAACAACCACAGAACGTACAGCCTGGTTCATACTTTTGAAAAACAATGCGGCTGCCGTCCGTGAATATCTCCAACGAGGCCTTTTCTTCGATTCCCATCGTGCGGCGAAGCTCCGCTGGAATAACTACACGTCCTAATTCATCGATCTTACGAACAATACCTGTGCTTTTCATTGTTACGTCCTCCCTTTATTTGGTTGGCATTGGTACCCAACCTTCTACGTATTTCAATACCTTTTGCAAATCGGTACGCAGTACATCTTTGTAACTTGTTACTTGGCAGCGGTTCTTAATTTCTCGGTGGAGCTGCCTGAAATACTCACTTCGTTCTTCTTTGTCTTGTGTAAGACTGTAGACCTTCGAATTGATTGCCTTCTGCAATCTCCGTTGCTCACCGCTTGCAAGCGTGATCTGTTCATCAACCTTTTGCTCCACTTGATCGATACGACTTTCCAACACCGGTACCTTTGTCATCATCTCGGCAGTTTGCTTCAACGATAATGCGATCGCTTCATTAGGAGTGAGTGTTGGAACACTGTATGTTCCTGTTTTACGAATAGCCGGCAGAATTTCATCCGCTACTTTCGTCTGAAAGAATTCAGCAGCTTCGTTTTTAGCTTTCATCGCCAGTCGATAGAACATGTTTTCAGGAATGCACGTATCTTTCGCAACTTCCTGCGAAAACCCGAAACTCTGTAAATAAGCTCTCACTGTGTTCCATCTGACATATTCAGATCCTTTGGAGTTGTCTGTAAATCCAAGCCCTCGTGCAACATCCTCCAAATTCAATCGAGCAGTACCATCTTCATCAATAAATCCTCGTACCCCTTGAATCGTAATCATCTGGTTCATGCTGTTTTATCTCCTTTCTTTCTTTTGTAACGTAATCTTGAATTTAATCTTTGATACAATGTTCGCCATTTACACCATTTCAAATCGCCACATTCTCTTGCCCAAACTGCATTGTTTGAGTTGAACTCTATTGATGCTCCAACTCGTTCCGCAACGTTAACAAGCGCTGTTTTCGTAATCTTGCTTTGACTCATGGTTTGCCTCCCATATTTCTTCAGGCTGATTCACCATTAATGAATTTCCGCTCTTGCTCGTCCAAGTATTTATCTAATGAAGATAGCCTGAATCTATAATTTGGTTTTCTTGACTTCGCTGATCCCATTGGGATTGCCGCAATTTGTTTTTCTTTCAACAACGTATATAGAGTCTCTTTACAAATTCCCAAGTAATCCGCCGCTTGATCTGAATTTAGAGTAGCCCGCTGTATGCGTATCGTGTAGAGTTCTTCAACATCTTTTTTGAACTTATCAACCATTTCTTTGTAGACCCGCTCTTTAATCTCTTCCAAGAAATCATCTGTACTCATACTGCCCTTCCTCTCGTATGGTAATTTAAATACCCTCCAACCTTTAAAAAAAGGCAACACTAAATAAAGGTATTGACATTACCTTTTTATTGAATTATATTATCTATAGGTATTAATAATACCCTTTATGGTAAAACTAGGTATTGCTTATGTCTGGAAAAAGTTCTTCTGGTGTTGAGTCCAATACTTTGCAGATTATAAGCATGGTCTTCGCACTAGGATTCATTCTGCCATATTCAAGACTTTTAACGGATTCCTTTGACATTTGAATTTCATTAGCGAATGTTTCCCTGGTATAGCCGTAATGATTGCGTTTCTGTGTTAATGTGATTCGTTTTTTTGACATTACATTTTGCACCACTTTCTTTCACCACCCTCCGTCGATTTAGGTTCATTATAAAGGGTATTGTAATTACCGTCAAGCACTTTGAAGTATTTTAATTACCATTCCCTCGAAATATTTTTATGTCAGGAGTTATGATAATGAGTTTAGGGCAACGAATCAGAGAATTAAGAATGAAGAAAGGCAAGACACAATACGATATGGCCCAATACCTTGGAATGGGCCGATCAAATTTCGGTCATATAGAAAATGACAGAGTAAAACCCCTCGAGCGATGACATAGATAAAATTGCTGATATTTTAGGGACGACCACGGATTACTTATTGGGAAGAGAAGAATCCGAGGAGTCAAATGAAGCTCCTTATTGGATGACAAAGCAATGCGCCCCAGACATAAAAAAATGCTCACTGAGGAAAATGAAATTTTATTTGACGGCGTTCCAATGACAGCAGAAGACAAAGAAAAAGTAAAACAAGTATTAGATGTTTTATTTTGGGATGCCAAAAAACAGAATAAGAAAAACTGAAGGAGGTTTATTCTGTGGCGACATACGAGAAACGTGGCAAAAACTCGTACAGGCTGACCATTGAAGGTGGTTACCTCCCTGATGGAACAAGGGAAAGATTCAGAAAATCAATCAAGGTAGATGAGTCATTACAAAAAGCTCCCCGAAAACTGAAAGAATACTTATATATGGAGATTGCTAAATTCCAAGCAGAAGTGGAATGTGGGACATATATTGCTCCAGAGAAAATGAACTTCACCCAATTTACTGATGAATGGAAAGAGAAATTTGTCTTAAAGCATTTAGAATATAAATCACAAGAAAATTACCTTCACCATTTAGAAAAACGCATTCTCCCTCACTTCGGAAGCAAGAAAATATCTACAATAAAAACTATGCAGATTATTGACTTCTTGCATAATCTCAAAAAACTTAACGATCAAAGCAAACCTGTCGGAAGTGCTACGCAGGCATATGTATACCGAGTTTTAAACAGTATTTTTTCAAAGGCGACTGAATGGAAAGTGATTTCAATAAATCCTATGGATGGAGTCACTAAACCCAAAGAACCTGAACGTAATATTGATTTGAATGTATACGACGATAAAGAATTAATGCTTCTTTTTGCCGCTCTTAAAAATACAGAAATGTGGTTTCAAATCGTTATATTACTTGCTGTAACAACAGGAATGCGTAGAGCTGAGATACTTGGTTTAGACTGGAAATACATTAACTTAAAAGAAGGAATTATTAGCATTAGACAGTCTATTCCTGCATTCAAAGATGGGCAGCCAGTGATTAAAGATCCTAAGACTAAAGGATCCAAAAGAAATATTGCGATTAGTAGTTATGTTGTACAACAATTAGAGATATATAAAAACGAATGGAACAATATGAAAAACGATAACGCTGACATATGGGAAGGTACTTATGGTGACCTTTTATTTTGCAATAATATGGGCTTCCCCTTTCACCCTAAAACACTTACCGAAAAATGGCGTGATTTCAACAATACAATACCTGATTTGAAATTCATACGATTTCACGATTTTCGCCATACATCGGCTTCCATACTGATTGGAGAGGGAGCCCATGCCAAAACGATATCTAATCGGTTAGGTCATTCTAAAATTGGAACTACTATGGACGTCTATGGGCACATCATCGAATCAGTTGATCGGAAGACAGCATCTATTTTTGATAACGTATTATTCACAGATCATGGGGACTAA